AGAAGGAATATCTTGAACAATTATGTGATCTCATGTGTCCATTACTAGTAGAGTCATTTCATACCATGTATAAGGAGTCTGTGAATATCAGGAACGGTAAAAAGGTACTTGTCCAGTATCAGAAACTTTTAAAGGAAGTTCCAAATTGGAACAATCATATGATCAGTCAGCACACTGAAAATCTTTCAAAATCATGTGCTTGGTTTAGCGATCTCCTGGCGGCTGTTTTTGTAAGTTTTGTTAAAATACTTTCATCAGTTAGATTAAATTCAGCCAGTAAAAAGATTTCTGTAAAACTACCAACCAATGATGTATTCGTTCACGGCTGTTATATAGCAGCGGCCAAAGATATTTACAAGGATCCCTATGTATATCACGAGATGGAAACTGAATACGAAAGAGATAATATCTTATACAAGAGATTCACTAAATGTATAGAACAGACAGTAAAAGAGATGATCCCAGTACAGAAGATTCTTCATACTTATATGTCCAGTGGTGTAGATGGTGAGAGAGATGTCGATTTAGAAAGTCACCTAGCGGAAGAAACAGAAGACCCTGATATTGAAGATGGTGAGTTTGAGGATCCCACAGAGGAACCCATGAGTATTCCAGGAGAAGAGCCCATGGAAGAGCCCATGGAAGAGCCCATGGAAGAGCCCATGGAAGAGCCCGTAGAAGAGCCCATGGCACCGACATCGGAAGTAAAAAAAATCAATTTGAATCAACTTCGGGCTCCCAGGTTTAAACAACCAGTTCCTGAAATAGAACCAGATGATGATGTTCTTTTCGGTGACGCCCCTGAAAAATAAAATTGATAAACATTAAAGATGGATAATCTACGCGACCCTATAAATGCGGCTATTTTCGGTGCCATTGCGACGGCCGGTTATATGTTTATGAAGGCCAAAATAAATAATGAACCCAAACCACAAATGAATGAATACACTAAACCAGCTATTCTTGTAGCGGTATTGGTATATTTCATTGTATCTCAGGGTAATGCGGCCAAGGAGGTTATCTCAGTTGAGCCCTTTTAACTTAAAGATTAAAATGTATTTAATTATAAAATGGCGTCCATAAAGGCATTTAACGACATGATGGAGCAGTTTCTTAACGAGCTCAGGCAGACATTCCCAGAGGAAAAAGCTGTCGTTAAATACCAGACCGCCTTTGATTTGCTAAGGAAAAGTAATCCTAGGCAATGCGTGAATGGATTTATGGAAAGTGTTAGTGCTCATTCTGATAAAATTATGCAGAAAGATGACACTTTTATTACAGAGGGAAATTTCGAATTTACAAATGAGGTGAATATTGGAAAGTATTGGAACGATGAGTTGTCTGAAAACACAAGGGCGGCGATTTGGCAATATATTCAGACACTTAATATTCTAGGAATGACCATCACTTCTATCCCGCAGGAAACACTCAGTACGATCGAGAGTGTGGCGTCTCAGTGTGCAGAGTCTATGCAGGGGGGTAGTGGAGATGAAAATGCGTTGATGAATAGTATGTCTGGACTTCTTGGAAGTCTGGGTGGTATGTTTCCAACTAACAAATAATATTGTGATAATATAAATGTCCAAAGTTTGGTTCAATGATCCGAAAGAATTATTTAATAAAAACAAAATAATGGAATTTTGGCCAGATAATACTCAGACTGAAAATGATAGAATTAATTCCACTACCAGATTTATTATTTATACAACGTGTGTTATTTATTTAATGAAAAGAGATGTTCGTATCTTCATTCTTGCTGCGATGGTCTTGTCGGTTCTTTATGTATTCCACAAGAATGAAATGATTACCATGGAAGCTGCCCCAACTCCCATGACTGTTGATTATGGCATGGATTGTCAGCCACCTACTGAAGATAACCCGATGGCCAATCAGATTTATGGAGATTCCCCTACTCGCCCAGAAGCTTGTTATTACCCCACTGTTGAAGGCGAGGTAAAGAAATACCTAGATGACACGATCCCCTATGATTGTGGCCGATCCAGATGTCCTATGCCAAAGTACCAGAGAAATGCCGCCGCTAGACAATTTATCTCCAACCCCAATACAGCAAACCCCAGTGCTCAGACAGAGTTTGCCGAATGGTGCTACGGTAAAAAGTTTCAGCCAATGTGTAAGGATGACCCGAGCAGATGTAACCCCAATGCCCGCGGTGTTCAATTGGAGGCATTTGCTGGCTTAGATCCTAATGGTGATATGAGAACTGGTATGCGAGGTGGTGGAAACGGTGCTGCTGGAACATCGTCATAAACTCAATTTAATTTCTCCTTTCATTATAAATATGGCTTATGCTTTGAATCCCAATGTCCCGAGGCTTACCCGTGAAATAATTCCATCGGCACCAGCTGACGATGTAATTATGACGCATCCTCAACCTTCCAGTTTAAACTATTGTTGCCGTCCTTCCACCGAGGTATATGGTACCGCTCCTTACATGGCTGGGAAGGGTGCCCCTTGTCATCTTGTTGATGTGGCCGACGAACTTCGTCCTCAGGCTACTACTCGCTTTGACAAGCCTTTTGTAAATACTGTGGCTCGTGGTACATTTCCGTGGCAAGACATGAAATGTAGTGTTCCTCTCCGTACCATGAGTTTTGAACCCGAGAGTACTCGTGCTCAAACGCAGAACGGTTTGTTCCAAAAAAGATATTGTTAAACATTAAAGATGGAGATTGTTCTTTTAGCTACTCTTGTCGGATTCGCAAAAATTTATTCAAAACATGACGACGACGACGACGACGACGAAGAACACAATGTTGAAATTCCTGTACAGGAACCACAGCCTCAGACAGAAGACAATAGATCTCGTATCACCGATACATTTACAGGGGTTGGTCAGATGGGTGTTGGAGTACAAACCGAGGTCAAAGATTCTCATCCTAGTTTTGGGGTAGTTGCCAAAGATGCTTCAAGAAATCCCTTTGGTCAGCCAGTACAAGACCAGCGGGACAGACCCTATATATCAAATCAAATGAACAATTTAGGACCAGTTCCAAAAGAACTAGTTGGTCCAGGGTTGGGTGTTGGTGCCGATGTGCCATCTTATGGAGGATTTCAGCAGCTATACCGAGTAAATCCTACAAATGTTGGTGCTTACAAACTCACTACCCTGCCTGGAAGAATAAACCCAGGTGGAAACACAACTGGTGGTATGCCTGGACAGGTCGGTGAAATTACACATTTCCCCCCAGACAAGACAGCCTTCCTCCCGGCTAGGAGACCGACAGTTCGGGGCCGAGCTCAGGGACAAGGCGGTGCTCTTACCGGTCAGCAGGGTCAGGAGCAATACCTGAGAACTAAACGTATGACTAACCGTGCCGAAACTACTACTAGAAAAGACGGCCTAGAGTACAGACCGGCCAAAAGTTTTATTTCAGCCGAGCCACTTGCCCAAGATGCTACTAGAAACAAAGGTGACTTGAACGCCTATCAATATCGTCAGGCCGCCCCCGGTGTTTCAAATTTCAAGGGCGGGTACACAAACGCCCCCGCGAGTCAGTACCTGGCCGGTAGTGCCAACAATGAACAGGCATACGGTCTCAGGCCATCCGATAGACGTGGTCAGGCGGCAAGAAATGGAAATGCTGGAGGAATGAATGTCCGTGCCGGCCCTCTTAATGCCGGTGGGATGGTCACGGCGGTCAGGTCAGATACTTCCAGGACCGATGGTAGAAATGGACCGGCCAATGGTTCCTGGTCACAAAACTATGTCCAGCCCATGTACAGTCAGCTCAACAGTTTCAAGGGTCAGCCGAACCCCAGGGCCACCAGCAGACAGATGAATTTGCCAGATTGTGTTCTTGCCAATAATCCCTATGTGAATAGTCGTGCCTAAATATAAACTTAATAATTAATAATGGAGTATACTATTTCAATTGATAGTAGCGAACGGGATCCCGTAAAATATCCCAACTCCAATGATTTTGTCGCAAATCTCAACAACCCTCTATATAATGTCAGCTGTATCAATCTGTTATCGGCGAGAATCCCTAATTCGCAATTGCTAATAAATGATGGCAATAGACAGATTGATTTAGATGGTACTACTTTTTTACTTGATAAAGGAAACTATGACGGCACAGAACTTGCCGCCGAACTACAGGCCAAACTATTACCCTTAACCTTGGTTTCATACGATCAAAAAACAGAAAGTATTACTTATACAGCCTCGACTGATTTTTCTTTCAACTTTTATGGAGGTTCAAACGGGTTTGCGACAAATTCATTAGTTGGTCAGCCTGCTAATATCATGGGTTTCAATTATTCAAATGTAACGTCTGTGAGTATTCCGCCCCGACCTCCACACGCCAATACCAGTAACATAGTCAGTAATACAATTGATCTAAGTGGTCCCTCTGCCTTTATACTCAGGATAACAAATGGTGCTGATGATTTCCTGCCTGATGTATATACTGATGATGGTATATTCTCAATAGGTGATGGTACTGGTGGAAATACAGATGAAGCCAAGACACTTTCGACTAGTTATACCGGGCGAATATTAACACGTGATACATCTATCGGTGACATACTAAACTATAATGGAACGCACGATCCTATGACATATAGATTTCATAAAGGCCCCGAAAAGAGTATTCAAAACCTTAGGTTTAGAATATACTACAACAATGGTAACAAACTGATACCATATGACTTTGGTGCTAGTAATTATATAATGAAGTTTAACATTACATGTGAATTGGATAAGATTTATAGTATTAGAAATGATGAACCACCAAAGGCAATTCCACCACCTGTAAAACTAGAAACATTAGAACCATTAGATAGGGTTTCTAATAAGAAAATGATCACAATTGTTATTTCAATTGTGGG